CCCAATTTATTACATGACCTATCCTGAATTTCTTTCAAAGAAAAAATCGACATTTGATGCGGACCCAGAGGACAAAAAGCAAATGGTCTATGAAATTGATGGGCTTCATGGTCGCTCGAAGTTCGATTTCTTAAACGTTCGGATTCTTGTTATAGACGACCTTGGAAAAGAATACGGTTCAAAGTACGACGACACATCGTTCGATGAGATACTTCGAGCACGGTATGACAAGGCGTTGCCAACCATAGTAACGACTAACGTGATGCTGGAGAACTGGGAAGCGCAGTACCGCGAAGCAATGGCAAGTTTTGCTAACGAAGCCTTTGTTCGGGTTCCGATTCTTGGCTCTGACCTTAGAGGAGCGCAATGAAAGAGAGCAGCATGAAGACGACGTGGAGAACAGTTCAACTGTTTATCTCTGCACAGGCTGCTGGCATTTTTGAAGTTGAAGTCGATACTGAATCGAAAAAACTTCGTTGCAGTTGTCCCAAATGGAAGAAACAATTCAATTGCAAACATACACGCTTTGTAGAAGAGCGCATGTATATGAACGATGGACATTACTCCATCCTTGTTCCACACGAGATTCCAGAGGAACTTGCACTTGAAGCAAACGACAGCGCCGAGAAGTTCCGCGAGTTTGTAGTCAAGTACGCTAAGATAGAAGTCTTATGAAGAACGGAGACATATCCAACGTCTCCTCTCCACAGGTAATTGCAGTAACAGATGTTGTAATTAAATTACTTGAAGAAGAGTCTCGACGACTTCTTGGAAAGAAAATTTCTTACAAAGTTGGAGACGTGGATTTGCTTGGAGCCAACAGATTGTGGATACTTGCCAATAACTATGGCATTTCTCTAGAACTTGCTGGTTTCGCATCAGAGGGTTGGACAGAAGAACTTCTTGACAAGGCCTTTGAAAAGTTAGAGCGCCGTGTAGTTAATCCGTTTAACTACTGGCAACTGTACGAAAGTGTAGATGAGTTAGTCACGATGCTTCCGTATCGTCCAAACTTAAGGGGAGTTATTGACATTCCCGACAGAGTTGCACGATATGGGTCAGCAGGAGTAGAACTAGCCAATCTTTAGAGCCTAGAGGGGGCGACATGGCAGCAGATAACGAACATCGTCTGGTCAGCAAAGTAATTCGTGACCGCGATATTGTTCCTGCGCTTTCACGTGGAGTTCAAGATGCGTGGTTTCTAGATGAAGACAATCGCAAAGTTTGGACATTCGTTCGCAAGCATTACAGCGAGTATCGTGAAGTTCCTACTGGCGTAACAGTCAAAGACCATTATCCAAACTTCAAAATTCTTGATGTAGAAGATTCTATTGAATATCTTCTTGACACGATGGTCGACTTCCGTCGTCGACTTCTTACTCGTCAAGGACTTGAAAACGCTGTCGAGTTATTACAGGACAATAATCACGACGCCGCTCTTCTTGCTATGGAGCAGGCAATTGCCAAAGTCAATGAGCAGGGCGTACTTGGAACTCATGAAGTCGATTTGTCAAAGAACACAGAGCAACGCTACGAAGATTACAAGGCTCTACAGAACAAGCAGTTCCTTGGTATACCAACTGGGTTTGAAAAGATTGATGAAGCAACTGCAGGATTACAGGGCGGTCAACTAATAACCATCATCGCTCCACCAAAGACTGGTAAGTCTCAGATTGCTCTACAGATGGCTATTAATGTTCACAAACTTGGCTATGTTCCAATGTTCCAGTCATTTGAGATGAACAATCACGAACAACAACAGCGTCATGACGCTATGCGTTCAAACATCTCTCATGGTCGTCTGCGTCGTGGAAAGTTATTGCCAGCAGAAGAAAGCCGTTACATTGACATGCTCAATGACATGGAGAAGTTGCATCCTTTTCATCTTGTAGATGCAGTCAATGGAATCACCGTATCAGCGTTGTCAGCAAAGATTGAGCAGTGCAATCCTGACATTGTGTTTGTTGATGGTGTTTATTTGATGATGGATGAAATTACAGGAGAGATGAATACTCCTCAAGCAATTACCAACATAACTCGCGCTCTCAAGCGTCTTGCTCAAAAGATTAACAAGCCAATCGTTATCACCACACAGACATTGCTGTGGAAGATGCGTGCTGGCAAGGTAACTGCAGACTCAATCGGATACTCCTCATCATTCTTCCAGGATTCAGATGTCATCCTTGGTCTTGAACCAGTTGAAGAAGATGAAGAGATTCGCTTATTAAAGATTGTTCAATCACGTAACTGCCCACCAAGTGAGACTGCTATTACTTGGCGTTGGGAGACTGGTTGCTTCCACGATGAGTCTGTGATGACCAAGTGCACCTACTGCATGAACTGGAGCAAGTAGTGGATGTAGAAAAAGTTCTTCTCTCACTTGACTTGCCACTTGCTGCACAACGTGGTGAAGAGGTCAATGGTCTTTGTCCTATGCACAAGAAGCGCACAGGAAAAGAAGACCATCATCCATCGTGGTGGATAAATTCAGTAACAGGAGCACATATCTGCTTCTCTTGCGGTTACAAGGGAAACCTATACACACTTGTTCGTGATTTGCGTGGCATTGACTATCACGAAGCAAAAGAGTTTATTGATGGTCAAGCAGAGTTACCTCTTGACTCTCTGCTTCGTCGTATTAAGGATTTGCCACAGTATGTACAGCCTGAAGCAGAGCCAATAGGTATGTCAGAGGCTCGTTTGGCTGTGTACTCAGAGCCTCCTGCATTTGAATTAAAAAAGCGATTCCTAACTGCAGAAGCAGCAAAGCACCACGGCGTACTCTGGGATGTAAACCATTCAGCATGGATTCTTCCTATCCGCCATCCCGACACACATGAGTTGATGGGATGGCAAGAGAAGGGTGCTAGCGGTCGGTTTTTTCGCAATCAACCAGTTGGCGTTAAGAAGTCCAAGACAGTGTTTGGTGTAGAGGTAATGGCTATCGATGTTCTTGTTGTTGTTGAATCACCACTTGATGTTGTTCGATTGCGATGCGCAGGCGTTGAAGGAGCAGTTTCTACATTTGGCGCGATTGTCAGCGAAGACCAGGCAAAGATTATGCGCAGAGCAGATAAGGTCATTGCTGCTTTTGACAGCGATGAAGCAGGACTCAAGGCTGCTGAATCGATGCGTCCTTATGCTCGCAAATACGGTTTGAATCTTTTTTACTTTGATTACAAAGGAATTGATGTTAAGGACCCAGGAGATATGACCGTAGATGAAATCCATCGCGGAATCGAGAACTCTAAGTCCTACATACTTGGTAAGGAGGCTTATGTTCACGGGAACGCTTAAGCCATATCAAGTAGAAGCCGTCAGTCGAATGGTGGGCGAAAAGAAGATGCTTGTTGCCTACGAAATGGGTCTTGGCAAGACCTGTATGACTATTGCGGCCCTAGAAAAACTAAACGATACAGGACAGATACAGAAGGGTCCTATCCTTGTAATAGCCCTATCTAGCCTTAAATATCAGTGGCAGAAAGAGATAGCAAAATTCTGTACAGGTGTGGTTTCTACCGTTGTAGATGGTAACAAACAGCAACGCACACAACAGTATGAGGATGGTCAGAAGTCCGATTATGTAATAACCAACTATGAGTCGATAGTCAATGACTGGGATATTGTCTCCCGATACTTCTGGGGCGCAGTAGTTTGTGATGAAGCAACCGCCATTAAAGGCTTTAGGTCAAAGCGCTCAAAGCGCGTTAAAGACCTTTCTCGTAATGTAGCGATTAAATTTGCGCTTACTGGAACTCCTATTGAGAACGGTAAACCAGAAGAGTTGTACAGCATTATGCAATTTGTTAATCCAAATCTGCTTGGTCGTTTTGATTTGTTTGACCAGACCTTCATTGTTAGGAATCATTTTGGTGGTGTTCAACGATACAGAAATTTACCTATCTTCCACGAAAAGATGAAACAGGCTTCGGTTCGCAAAGTTCAGACAGACCCTGATGTTGCTCCGTATCTTCCAAGCGTTATCTATCGTGACCCAATACTCGTTAAGTTTGATTCTGCTG